GAGGAGAGCTTGGTCCCGTAGATGCTGTCGAGTGCGATCCGGGGTCCGGGTCGAGCATGGGAGGCCTCAGTTCGCTCTGTAAGGGGCCTAGAATCGACGATGACCCGAAATAGGTCCTAGGGTACCAGCTCACCCCCCGCGTCGATTCTAGACCCCTTACAGGACGATCTGAGGGGTGTCACGTTCTAGAGCCCCGGCGGGCCGTTCTCGGGGGGCCCCTCGCGCGCACGTGCGCACACGTCACGCGCACGTCACGCGCACGCACGCGTAGGAACAGTGCAGGTACAGCACAGGTACTACCTGGGACTACCTGGTACTACCTGTCACAGTACGACGCACTAGCCTACTAGTGTCCTCTACGGGTCCACAGGGGCTATACACACACCACTAGGGACCTCACAAGGACACTAGGGGGTAACCCCGTACCCCGTCAGGGAAGGGTGGGGGGTACTATGGCCCCCCCTATACACTTTTGTAGACAATGGAATGACGTGCCTGTTAGTATGTTCTCCAGGTCTAAGTTGACAGGGTATCAATACGGGTATATTGATATGGTAACCTGGGTTGGGCGGTCGGGACAGTAAGAGGGTGCAGTACTTGACGGCAGTAGACTATTACAGCCGCATATGCCCTACAGGCACCTTAATTCTTACCCTGTCTAAGCTGATTTGACTTGATTACCGACTCTCAAAAGGGTGAACCATTCACCTGCTGGGGACACGGGAGTAAAGTCTTTGACTGGTTTCAGGATACTGATAGTGTTCCCAAGGAAGCCTTGTTAGAAGGGCCGGCTGGGACGGGAAAAACAAGGTTACTAGGAGAGTGGATAAAGCACTTCTTAGGAAAGTATCCTGAGTCCAAGGGTCTGTTACTAAGGAAAACGAGGGTAAGTCTTAATGACAGCTTCCTCCCGATCTGGGAGGAGGAGGTGTTAGACCTGGACCACCCTGCTGTACTGGGTAGGACGAGAGAGCACCGGGACTCGTATAAGCATCCTGTACTGGGTGGTGAGCTGAGGTTGGGTGGTATGGACAACCCCACCAGGTTGTTCAGTACCCAGTACAACTTCATCGCTGTAAACGAGGCTACGGAACTCAGTAAGGACGAGTGGGAGAGTCTACATAGGGCTCTACGTAGGCAGGGTACTCCGTTCAGGATCCTGATAGGTGACTGTAACCCGGATGCTCCTGGTCACTGGTTGAACAAGCGGTGTAAGGACGGGATCACGGAGAGGATCAAGACCCTTCTGAGTGACAACCCTCGATGGTATGACCACGAGGCCAAGAAGTGGACTCCTGACGGTGTAGATTACCTCTCCAGGCTGTCCGTGAACCTATCTGGCCCCAGGTTCCTGAGGTTGTTCAAAGGCGAGTGGGCCACCGCTGAGGGCATGGTATGGCCTATGTGGGATCCTGACACCCACATGATCACGGCTGAGATGGCCGTGGAGGAGGGTGCCCACACCTTGGTGGTGAAGGAGTGGGACGATGACAAGATCACGTTGAACAGCTTCCTGGGCTCGTTTGACTGGGGTGTTACCAACCCCTCAGTAGCTCAGATATGGGGCTTTGACCTTGTGGGTAGGGCGTACAGGGTCGCAGAGGTGTACAGGAGGGGTTTGGACACAGAGGAGTGGGTTGAGCAGTGGAAGGCGCTGTGTGGTGAGTTCAGGCTGGATGCGGTGATCTGTGACCACGAGCCTGCCTTCATCCAGATGGCGAACAGGAAGATCAGTCAATTCGGCTCTGACCGTCAGCCTATGTTCCGCAAGGCGAACAAGCGCAGGCTGAACGAGAAGGGCCAGGAAAAGGTAGGGATAGATGAAGTCAGGCAGAGGCTGCGGAAGAGGGACTTTGAGGGAAGGCCGGGCCTTTTGCTCCTTCGGAATGCCTCCAGAGGCGGTAGGGACCCTTTTCTCGTCCAAGCCGGCCTACCTACCAGCACTGAAGAGGAGATTCCTAGCTATGTGTACCCGGTTGCGGAGGATGGCAAGCCTGTTCTCGAGTCTCCGGTAAAAGTTGACGACCACGGTGTAGATGCCTTACGGATGGCTATGGGCTATGCATCTAACCGTACGTGGTCTACCGGTACGGGTGAGACACAATATTCTCCAGACAGTTGGGGGAAACTCTTGAAACATGAGGAAGTTTTTGGTAGAAGTAAGCGTATCTACAAGAACCGTAGATGGCAAGACGGCAGACTGATCGAACGAAAGTACTGATATGAAGGCAACGACCAAGAGTACGGGTGCCCCTGGGGCCGGTAACGGAATCGAGGCAGGCAGCCCTGATACAAAGTGTACCAGCGGCGGTAGAGGACATCCTGCCAGCGCCCCCATGGGGAGTGTAAAGGGTGCCAGGTAGTGAAGTTCTCGGGTGCTGAATACCACGCCCTGGACGGAATGGACGGATACCTACGTGAGGTGTCTCAGGGTGACGGTAGCGTTGCGGTAACGGTTATCCGCCCTGACGGGACAGAGGACCCTCTAGGGTCCATCACGCCCCTAGACGATCTCCAGAAGATGCTATTGGGTCTAATTCTTCCAGGCGATGCTTGACACATCTCACAGCAACCTCGTAGCCGAGATTGAGAGTGCCAAGGCTCTCCGTCATCAGCGTCTCAGCATGTGGGACGAGTGGATCCACGATTACCACGGTCCTTCTTACGAGGGTCAGGATTGGGGTCACACTCAAGAGAACACTGCGTTTGACGTGATGGCGTCTGTGAACCCTCAGCTCGTCTTCAACAACCCCAAGGCCAAGCTAACCTCGTCTCGGCCTGAGTATCAGAAGAGGCGCGTACAGGCACTCGAGTTCGCTCTGAACAGGTGGATCCTGGACACCGACCCTCGGCCCCTGTACGAGGAGGTTGCAGCGGACTTCCAATTCGCTTACGGGGTAATCCTCACATCGCCGGCAATCTACAAGGTACACACGAAGAAGGAGGACAAGGACGAGGACCCCACGTACAGGCCCAAGAGCATCCGAGTCTCTCCCAGGGAGTTCGTGATTGACCCCAAAGCGAAGACGTGGCGTGAGGCCAGATGGATGGGTCACCCTGTCACGATAGACAAGGACGATCTTCTGGAGAAGGCTGAGCGAGAGAACAAGGAATCCAAGGATCGTGGTGAGGAGGAGACATGGGACCTTACTGCGATCAACAGCCTTCAGCAAGGTGAAGGCGAGAACGAGATAGCGAATCAGATGGACGCATCTGTCAACGCTCCGCCACGAAAAAGTGTTACGTACTACGAGCTATACATCCCCGAAATTGAGCTGGACGAGTCTCTCGGCAGCGACAAAGGATTCAACGGCTCCTGGTACTGCGTGACGCTTTCAAGCGCCCGTAAGAATACCCCCAAAGGTCAACAACAAGCGGCCATCAGGAAACCCCGGCCAGCATTCGTACCAAGATGGGGGCCCTATTCTCTCTTCGGCGCTTATATCGTGCCCGACAAGCAGCACCCGCTGTCATTGCTGTGTGCGATAGACGGTGTGCATCGTGCCTTGAACCGTCAGGCGGATGCAAACCTTCGGGCTATGGAGCGCCGTAAAGCCCTTGCCGCTGTAGCCAGCACGGAGCCTGATGCCGCCTCACTGGTGGAGGATGCTCCGGACGGTAGCGTTGTTGTCTTCCCCAATCTTACGGAGTTGAACAACAACCTGAAGGAGTTCGAGATTGGAGGCGTTACCGAATCTGGGCTGAGGTCTGAACAGATCACCAAGGATAAAAGAGACCGAGCCCTCGGGTCCTCCTCTGCGGTAGGCCAAGGTGTGCCGCAGGCGAATGTAACGGCTACAGCGGACGTACTAGCGAACCGCGCGACAACGATTCGTCTCTCTCATCTCCAGCAGAAGTTCCAGGGTGGTGTACGCAAGCATCTTCGTACGGTGTTGTGGTACCTGAACACGGATTCTCGTGTCGTGCTCTATCTGGGCAGCCCCGCATCTGAATACATGGGGATCGAGGATCCTGTTTACATCGGTGGCCTGTACGAGGACGCCAAGGACCGAGCCAAGACTGAGTTTGACGTAGATTACCAGCCGGAGGACGATGGCGAGCGTAACGAGTCTCTGGACGAGTTCGATCTGCTAGAGGTTGACGTAGAGCCATACAGCATGACTCGTGCGGACGACCCGAGCCTCCAGGCGCGTTCCATGCAGATGCTTCAGATCTACATGCAGCTCGCTCCGGTGATGGTACAGGCTCCGTGGGTGCGCTGGAAGACCATCCTGGAAGAGGTCGGCAACACATTCAATATGCCCGGATTCGGAGACGCCTACAATGAGGAACTTGCTATTCAGGTTGCTGGCCAGCTTCTACAAGCTCAGCTTGAGCCTGAGCCCAATGTCAAAGGCCGTCTTGCGAGCGATGTCGGGTCACCTGCCAAGGTATCTGGCCCCAATCGGGCGCCCTTTCAGGAGGCGAACCTGGGTGGGGTGTGATGATTATCGGTCGGAAGTGGTTGCTGAGGGAAGGCAGACGCCCCCAGTGCTCTTCCTGGTACATAGACGACGAGGGGATGTATCGCTGCAAGCGAAAAGGCTTCTTCTACACGGGGATGGGGAAAACCTACGTGTGTCGCGGGTGTTGGCCCCTGTTCCTAGAGTCGCATGAGGCCCACACACAGATTCAACAGGGAGACGTGTGAGTGGGAGCCTATCAAGATGAAGGAGGTAGGTGACGTGGCATTTCAGATGAACCTACGTGACGTAGCGCACGTAAGCCACTCCCTGCCTCGCAAGGGTAGTGGGATCGAGGACAGGTGGGACAAGTTCGACCCTACGGGCAAGCCCATCTTTGAAGGATCAGGGGACGTACGTGAGTTCATTGCGCGTACGGAGGGACTGTATGACTATGACTGATCAGACAAGGGACGAAGCGGGCAAGTTCGTAAGAGCTCCTGAACCAACACGAGAAGATGCCTCGCATGCAGAGGACGTGGTGTTGGCCAAGGTAATGGGCCTGGAAGAGGTCCCCGCTGACCCAAAGGTAGCACACCGGTTGCCGGACATGCCGAACAGGGAAGAAGAGCCCGAAGCGGAGCCGCAACAGGATAAGGAACCCGTCGCGCCTGTCGAAGACGAACAGACGGCCTCAGAAGAATCTCCTGCCAAGGAGACAGCCGCTGAGGAAACGGTGTCCGATCCGGACGAGGACCCTGGTTTCGCAAGAGCCTGGTCCGCCCTCGAACGGTCGGGATTCACAGCATCTGAGCTGCAAGGCATGGAACGTGACGACATCCTCGCAAGGGGTGGCAAGCGTGCTGATGTGCTGAGCAAGGATGATGCGGCCTACAAGGAGCTCCGCTCTCTCAAGAAGGACAGCCAATCCAGTGACACGGACCAGGAGGCAGCCCCTCCCCCGGACTTCACGGAACGGTTCGCGCCCCTCAAAGAGGAAGTCGGATCCCAGGTAGACCCCCTGGTTGAAACCATCACCAACCTTCACCAGAGCCTGGCGGAGCTACGTAACGAGGTCACTGGACTTCGCAACGGCTACGTACAGAACGTGGAGGAGACCGATAGGCAAGCCCTATTGGCGGCTAGGGGTCGGTTGCGGGAGCGGTTCCCGCGACTCGGTGATGACGAGCAGTTGCTCGAGGTCAAAAGTGAGATGGACTTGCTTGCAGACGGTCCCCGGTTCTCGGGGAAGGGTATGGGTGTCGTAGACGACCTCATGCTCGCTGCTGTCCGCAGCCTGAACTTTCACGAGATTGACCCTGTTGCAGCTGCCGATTCCAGGCAGAAGACTGAGCGTGCCAAGGCTCAGGGTTCTCCCGCTGTGCAAACCAAGTCTGATACTCCTCCCAAGGAGATGACTCCGGCTGACGTAGAAGAGACCATGCTTCGCATGAAGGTCTTTGGTCGTCCGGACGGAACGCAGTACACGGACTCTGAGATACTGAGGGCGGTCGGTCGGTAGATCTCGACAAAGGATAACCCGACATGGCTGGTGGGAACTCTCTCAACCAGTTCACGGAATTCGTCAACCTTACTGGGCCGACGATCCTCACTTCCGCAACGGATGTGGTGAACGACGCTCAGAAGACGAACTACAAGACCTTGGGGTACATGCTCCGTGGTCAGGGAATGGACAGGACCATTCGCGGTGGTCAGACGATCCGTGACATCATTTACCTGGACGCGACTCGGCGTAGTCGGTCCTACAAGCCAAACCAGACGCAGACCGTTGCAAACGTGCAAACGGGACACGTCATTGATATCGATTGGCGCTTCTACATCACAGAGGTTGTCTGGACGGCAGAAGAGATTCTGCTGAACGGTGGCGGAAGTGATCTGAGTGCCGAGGCCCGGTTCCACAAGTTCAAGGATCTCTGGTGGCGTAAGAAGCAGCAGTGCTACACGGACGCCATGGACCACATGGAAGAACTCCTGTGGGCTCCTCCGAACGAGGCGGAGATGGAGACCAACACGGGCCAGGAGATGTTCTCCATCCCGTGCTTCATCCACGAGAACAGCCTTGTGGACGAAGACGGTACTGCGGTTACTCCCGGTCAGCTGAACCTTGCTGGCCTTCCTTTTGACCCGGACGGAGTCGTCTGGGCGGGGACAACTGTGGCGGGCATTGCTCCTACTGCGGCAAACAACGCGCTGAAGTGGCGTAACGTTGTTTACCAGTACGGTGGGTCTTCAACGACCGTTCCGGCAGGTTTTGTTGTCGGCAACGTTAACAACGTCCTCGTGTTCCTGGACAGGGCATATAACGCGACTGATTTCCAGCCGCCGCCCATGTTCAAGGAATACTTCGAGTCTCCGCAGAAGCAACAGTCGCCCATGCCTTTCATCGCTTGTTCTAACGATGGGTATGTGCGCCTTGTCTCTCTGTACCGTGAGTCTCAGGACCGCTGGGTAGATCTCAGTGATCCTTTCCGCAAGCCCACCTACGGTGGTGCTCCTATTGTGTACGTGGCTCAGCTTGATACTGCGGCCATCTACGACACTGGAACCGCTCTCTCCCACGAGCAGGATGCCGACATCAACGGCCCCCGCTTCTACGGGATTCAGCCCCAGTACCTGTCGCCGATCTTCCACACTGATCGGTATTTCGAGTCTCTTGGCGTGCTCACTGACCGTGATCAGCCGACGACTCATGTGATGCCCGTGAACACGTACACTAACCTGTTCCCGCGTTCTCGGCGTCGTCACTTCCTCCTCACCCCTGAAGTGGCTCACTAGGAGGTCTGATCATGACTTTTCTTCAAGCTGGTGGACCGGGTATCGGTCTTTTCCCTGACAGTCAATGGATCAACTGCGTGAACCGCACTGGTGCCGCGCTGGTGGTGGGGGACTGTGTTCAGATTGATCTTGCCGGTACGGCTACTGAAACTACTTCTGACACGGATGGGAGTTCCCGTACGGGCCTCCAGTCCAGTCAGTTTGCAGCGGTAATCGACCCGGCTGCTGCTGCAATTGCCAGTGGTATTTTTGGTCTCGCTCTGGACGCTACGGCCGACAATGCGGTTGGACGTATTCTTGTTCGTGGTGGCGATGTTGTCGCAAACGTTGCTAGTGCAACTGTGGCGGGAAGCCCCTTGGTTCCCTCTACTAATGACAATCAGCTCGCCCTAGCGGCGGATACCACCACAACTGATGGCGTGAAGATTATTGGCATTGCGTTGGAGGCAGACACCGTCAACATTGCCAAGATTCTTTTCAACGGCGTAGAGGGATTCGGTTCCCTGACCGCCGTTTAGGAACTCTCTCTCTCCTTCTCGGGGGCCCCATTCCTGAAATTGGGGTGGG